TTCTCCTCATGCCTGGAGGAACGGCCGGACACGTCAGAAGGCGCCGTGCTTGTGTGCCCATCATCAGGTGATTGTGGGACCTCAGGGGCTCTTGAGGCGCTCTTTCGAGCCACTGCTTTATGGTTTGGATCCCCTGTCAGGGAGGGTTTGGCAGGCCCAGGGATCGGTAGGTCACGGTAATAGCTGTTAGGAGAACCGAATTCCTCTGCGAAGTGGAATTCCTCTAATACCCTTCCTACGGCACCGGTGTGTGCTTCCGACAACTCTTCGGGGCTCTTAAATCCGAGTGCTTCCGCGATCTTCGGATAAAGAGGAGACTCTTGTGGAATCACCCCAGTGTCATCGGGAACACTGTCCCAAAATGCGTCTGCTCTCACAACCTCCCCCTCGGACAGGACCTTGCCGTAGTGCGTATCACGCAACAAAAAGGTCTCATCTGCTTCTGCGAGCCAAAATGCCATAACACCGCGGTAATACTCGCTCACAAGGGGGACGTTACAGACGTAACCGTCTTTGAAATATGCCAGCAATGAAGACAATACCACTGAGACCCTCTCCTCTGGGTAACACTTTGTCATCTGATATGGCAGCTTACTCATAGCACGAGTAGGAATGGCACATGCCTCGTTCAACGAGTACCAACACCCACAAAACTCAATGGTTCTGTGAGGCATGTCCATCTTCTCTATCAACATTCCGCAGCCGGCGTGGAAGTTGAGGAACCTAGTCCAGTCTCTAGCAATGGTAGAAAAGAGACTACGATCATCACCTTCGAGGAGTCCGCGCACTGGACCCGTGCAGTCCAGCATTCCATTCGCGACATCCTCACCGAAACTGTCCTCCAGGCCAGCCAGCGTAACCGCCAGGTTGCTCAGGAGGTTGCCTGCTGATGTGAGCCGTTCCCCAGAATGCCTGCACGGCGCGTGCTTCAAAGTCGCGCTCGTGTGATGCAGACTGTAGGTTTTGCGTAGCATGTCTTCGATGATCGGTTTGGCCCAATCATCAAGGGCAAGGACCTCAGCCACTTCCCCAACCAACCACGCTTCCAGCTCCCTCATGTGCTTGTGCTGAGTTGAATCGAAAGCCCCGTAATCTGTACTCAGAGTATGGGAATGCGTGACAAGCAAAGACTGCACTTTCTCCTTGAATTGCTTAGGGGTCTGCATCTTCTTTGTAAGACCCTTAACAACATCAATGAGTGCTTCCTCAAGATGTCCGCAAATGATCGCAACACGTGCCGTGACTGGGGTGTGGACGTAGGATATGCACCGCGTGGGTTTATTATCCGCCATCACCTCATTCGTCTTCGGCATTCCCAGCCATCGAATAGGGTCGTCAGTATGTCCCATCCGGCTGAGTGCTGCGTCAACAACACCGGCACTCCAGGACGCTGGAGCCTTAAACCGGTGCGGCAACATCCTTGCCTTCGCTGTCACCATATTTCCGACCTTCTTGTACCACTTCGTGACCAATCGCAGGTTGCTCTCTCTGTTCCTCAACTTGGCGTCGCTTGCTTTCTTGGAAGCCTGCCTGGAGAAGAATGAAAGAGCGTTCTCTCTTGTGTCATCGCGCAATCCTCCACTCGAAAGTGTTGGCGCGCGCAGAAAAGAGTCCTTTGCTGGTCTGTCGGCTTGGGTTTCATCCCTGTCGTCCCGACGTTCCGAGGGGTTAGGCCGTTCGATGACTCTCGAATCTGGCGCCATTGCATCAATGGGCCCCGTGGTAAGCCTCACAGGCCCGCCCGCCGCTTCGGGTGCACGAAGAGGAGGGGCGGGTACTGGCGGTTCTGCGGCAACATCTTCCACCTCATCAAGCACAAGCTCAGAGTCATTCCAGACATAAGCATGGCCCAACAATGTGTACGTTGCAATTTCATCCGGAACGGCACGCATTACCTCGTTCCTGATGACGCAGTCGAAAACACCACGACTAGCGGAGCCGCTAAGCTTCT